TTCTATCTGTTCGTCAGTCACATCAAGAGCTTTGTTTTGACCAAGTAATTCTACTTTATCGTAGATGTCTTGGACTACTGTGTCAAGCTGTTTCTTTTTCATATTGTTCCTCATTTATGCTTTCAATTAATTTAATAGCTTTTGTTATGGATATCTTAAACCATTCACCGTTCTGCTCTGTAGCTTGTTTACTGCAAAGTTTATGTGCTTGTGATTCAGCAGCCCTTCGATATTTAAAATCTTTACTATATTCTAATTTATAATCTCTAAGAGGAGACGAAGTTTGATATTGATTACATCTATCTTGAGCTTCAACAGCCATTCCAACTTTAATCCAATCTTTCCAAGCGGGGTTTGTAATTATATATACTTGACCTTCTTTACTGCTAGAATAACTAGATAAAGATTGGAAAGCAGCATCTTCAAATGTTTTGTAATGTCCGGGTTTATACAACGGATGAGTTTTACTAATGTACTTACCGTTAACAAACATTCGTTCTGTATTTCTTTTAGTATACTTTTCTAAAGTAGCATAGCATGGGATACAGACTTTTTCTTTTCTTTCTTTTCGTGATGGTTGCCAATTATCATCTGTTAATTCAGCACCACACTCGTTACAATTAATGGGTTTCACTCCAGTCTCCTCCTATTTTATATTCACCATCTAACGGACAACGCATATTAAAGTGCTTACCTGCATCAATAATACTTTGAACTGCAAGTTGTCCTACCTTATTAGCTCTACATTCAGATACTTCTATCTGCCATTCATCATGTATATTAGCTACAAATTTATATGGAGTTGAGCTAAGCTGTAGTCTATTTGCTAAAATTGATAAGCCTTTCTTCATAACAATAGCACCACCACCTTGAAGCAAACTATTTAAAGCTGCATGTTCACTACGGATATATATCTTACGACCATCTAATCCTTTAAGGAATCCTCGTCTAGCAGCTTGTTGTACTTTGTCCTTAAGATTTTTAAGTGAGGGTAGATTGGTGAGAAAACGTTGTTTAAGTTCTCGACCCTGCTTTCTGTTTCCTCCAACCACCGACCCAATCTTTTCGTCTCCTGCCCCGTATACGAGTGCATAGATGAAAGTTTTTGCTGTATCTCTTGATTTAAGTCCTGCAAGATTTTGATTAGTCGTGTGTATGTCTCCGTTGACAACTTCATTTATATATTCCTCATCGTTCATATAGTGTGCTAACATTCTAAGTTCTAAACCTGAAGCATCAACTCCAAGCAAAACATTTCCTTCGTCTACAGTCCAACAGGCTCTACACTCTTTACCAAACGGACTGTATACTGCTGGTACTTGAGCCAAGTTAGGATGGCTATGAGACATACGACCAGTAATCGTTCCATTAGGAATCACTGACCCGTGGACTCGACCATCCTCTTCTAACGCATCAAGCCATGACTGTACTTGAGCTATTCTTTTTTGATACAAAAGAAAATCTGCAATAAGTTTAGCTTCATGTATATGAGTAATCTTTTTAAGAGTACCTTCATCTACAATCGGCTGACCTGTAGGTGTAAATCTATTAGGTTTCCAACCAAAGTCTATTAGATATTCACCTATCTGTTTACGACTACCAAGATTAAACTCTTGTAGCTCTTGTCTCATAAAGGGTTTGTAATCACCACTTGACATAAGCTTTTCATATTCTTCAACCGTTAAACCTGACTTAGATAACTCACCATCTTTCTTAAGTTTGGGAGTCACAAGTTTAACATCTACCATTCTAGGTTTGAATGTTCGTTGAACTTCATCAGTCACTTCATACATTTTAGTTTTTAATTGTGCAAGTAACATCGTTGCCTGTTGTTCATTAAACTTAAATCCGTTTGATTCTTGCTGTGCCATAATCTTAGCAACCTTATGTTCAAGGTCAACGGATTCTTCACTAAAACCATCACCCTCTTTGAGTAAAGCTAAGTAAACAATTTCATTTAGACGAACATCGTTTACACAATACTCCAGCATTTGTGGTGTGTATTCATTAAAGTCTAAGGGTTGTTCCTGTTTTACAAAGTTAACTCGGTATCCCCAAGTCTTTAAACTGTGTCCGTTCTCACGGATAGGATTAAAAAGTCTTGACATAACTAATGTGTCTTCAATATTTTTATCCATTAAATCAACATCCATTATTTTTTTAAGAACAGGAAGATCATAACTTAAAATATTATGACCTATTAAAGTATCAGCACTTTTTAAAAGTTCAACACCTTCATTTAGTTTATGGGGTGGGAACTTATGTACTTGTCCATTAACTTCTTTAGCTACAATGCAATGTATTTTAGTTGGTTTTAATCCATCACATTCTATATCAAAGACAAGTTTAGAAATCTTCGTTGTCAAATGTTTCCTCCTCGGTAACTTCAAATAGTCTACCAGTTTCATTGTTATATCTTAGACTACAAGCTAAGCCTGTGTCTCCTGTGTATCTTGATTTAAGAACTCTTACTCGTGTTGTGTTTGCTTCGTCTTGATTGGTAGCCTGTTGATTTCTTTCTAGTGCAATCACACAATCAGATAACTGAGCTATTCCTTGAGAACCTTTTAAATGTGAAAGAGATACTTCAACACCTTGCTCATGTCCTTTATCGCCTGAAGCTCTACGTAAATGAGAAACAAGAATTAAACCTACACCTGTTTCTTCAACAAGACTACGTAATCTTTGCATCAGCATATCAATACCTCGTCTTTCATCACCTTCAGATAAAACATTTACAAGCATATGTAAGTGATCAACAACAACCCATTTACATTCACAGCCTACAATAATGTATCTTAACTTAGAAAATATTTCTTCAATATCAGTAGCACCAAGATGAGCATGAATAAACACACGACCTTCAGGTATTACTTTTTCAAATAAATTGGTTAGTTGTTCTTCACTGTATTGATCTCTTCGTTCATTCAAATATATTCGATCGTTAGCTTCGATAGAAATAATTCCATCAGCAGTTCTAACCCAGTTTTCTTCAAGAGCTACAATACCTACGTTATCTTCAGTATTTTTAATTAGCCAATGTTCAAGCTCACGAGTCACTGAAGACTTACCAAGTCCTGTTCCACCTGTAAGAGTTACAAGCTCACCTTTTCTAAGTCCATATAACTTTTTGTTAAGACCTTCCCACGGATAAGCTATACTTTCTTTAACCTCACGATGAAGCCAATCATTCTTTTGAGCAGACAGTTCAAGAATACCTGATGGTGTATAAGTTTTAGATTCCCACCATGCAGACATAAACTCTTGAAACTTTTTCTGTCTCAACATATCATTAGCATCTTTGTAACCATTAGGAAATGTCATGATCTTAGCTTTACCGGGCTTTAATATTCTAGCCACGTCTCGTGCAGCTTCACGACCTGCCTTGTCATTATCAAAACATAATACTACATTCTCAAATGATTCAACAAACTCAATGCTTTCTCTTACATCTTTCACAGCACCTGAAGCACCACGTTTTAAAGATACACATGCCCACTTTGACTGCATAAGTTCATAACAAGCCATTGCATCACATTCACCTTCAGTAATTGTAAGATACTTACCGCCTGTATTTCTGAACAACTGCTCACCAAACAATCCTGTGCCTTCATAAGTACCTGCAAACGAAAAGTTTTTATTATCTACAAATCTAGTTTTAGTTCCAACGATTTCATTTCCATTAAAGAATGGATATATGTGTTGACTGACGTTGTTAGTTGGACTAATAACTCTTCGTACTCCATACTTTTTAGCTGTTTCTTCTGAGATATTTCTATCTGTTAAAGCACCATAACTTCCAGTATAGGTATTAAGAAATGTATTTGTTGGTTTCTTTTCTACTTCCACAATGTTACCTTTACATGCATCAGGATAGTTTGCAAAATGTGTTGAACAACTAAAGCAATGAGCTGACTTATCTTCGTTCATAGATACAGGGTCAGAGCCACCACACTTAGGACAAGGTAGTTTGTGTCTAACAAATTTACTTTTTTCTAATTGCATTCTATCTCCAATTAAAATGGCTAGGCTTTTACACCTAGCCTGTTAGTTAAGAATCTTCTGAAGTTTCTTCAGTCGATTCACCTTCAACTTTAGCTTCTTCGCATCCAACAAGCAACTGTTCTAAGTTAGCTCGATGAGTTCTTGAAGCAAAGTCAAGAGCTTCAATAGTGACTTGTAAGTTACCTACTTTTTGTACGATAACTGTAGCTTCCTGCTTTTTTTGTTCGTCACTAATCAAGTTGATGTCGAAGTTAGTTGTAACTCCTTCATCGTTTTTAATAGTAATAATCATTAGAATTCCTCCCCATCAGAAAAGAACTCATCACCATCACCATTTTTATAAGGCACAAGGTCAACGATCTGAACAGCTTGTAAGTCCAATCCTATATAAGGACCAAACTTACCTTCACCGGTATATTCATTGAACTGAACTCTGACCTGAGAGCCATTACCTATAGCAGTCGTAACTTCTTGCTTATTAGAATCAAGCAGTCTTGGTGCAGGTCGAATCATTCCATTCGGACCATTTACCTTACGCTTAATTACAATAGCAGGACCTTCATCATGCTGTTTTACTTTATGTCCACGACTTGCAAAGTCATTTGCTGTCGCTTCATCGACAACTAAATCAAGCGTGTATACAGGCTCGAACTTAGTGTTCGGAGTTGTGATACTTGCCCATTTAGCAGTTCCTTCTAGTATTGCCATATTTACCTCCTATGGTTAGTTATTTAGAAGTCGGTTAAAAACTGGGAG